GGAGGAAGGGCCCGACCCTTATTTCCTCCGTATTTTTTGAGGAATCTGACGGTCATGACTGGCGAGTGGGCAGGGAAAAGCCTCGTTTGGAATCGGTTGGGGTTGGGACTGAGAGTTATGGCCCTTTGGTTGCTGCTTGGGCTGAGCGTCACATGAAGATGACTTTGATGCCGTGGCAGGTTCATGCGCTGTCTGGGCAGTTGGCTCATGACGGCAATGGCGTGTTGCAGTTTCGTGAGGCGTTGTGCAGCACAGCGAGACAAGCCGGAAAGTCGGTCGCTCTCCAGGCGTTATGTGGGTGGTGGATTACTGAGGGTGCTGTCTTGCGTGGCGGCCCACAGTCAGTTATGAGCGTTGCTAACAAACTAGATAGGGCTGAGGCCATCTTTCCTTTGCTTGCCAACATCCTTGTGGAGTCCTTTGGCGGTAAAAAGTTTCAGGCTGTAGGCCGTAAATCTGTTGAAATGCCGGACGGTTCTAGGTGGGAGATTCGTGCTGCAACTAAGTCTCTGCATGGAGGCAGTCACGATTTGATTATTTGTGACGAGTTATTTGATATAGATGCTGAGGTGGTGGACGCTGCTTTGCGCCCTAGCCAGATTGCTCGCAAGTCTCCGCTGCTTTCTATGTGGTCCACAGCCGGCGACCAGCACAGTGAAACGATGATTAAGTTGCGCCAGCAAGCCATGGCAGACATTGACAAAGGGATTCCTAGCCTGTTCTATTTCGCTGAATGGTCTATGCCGTCGCACCTGTCACCGCTAGATGAGAAAAATTGGTGCTGGGCTAACCCATCTTTGGGGACAACTATTACCATTGAGGCTCTTCGAGCAGTGTCCAAAAAGGACAGTTTCATGCGTGCCCATCTCAACCAATGGATAACAGCCAGGGGGGCTTGGCTGGATTTGGGTGTCTGGGAAAAAAACCAAACCGATATTCCTATGCCAGATGGTGGGTATTTATCTGTGGATAGTTCTGTGGATGACGCTCGATATGTTGGTGTCAGGGCTGTAGAACTAGACGGCAAAGTCATAGTGCACACAGAGTTTGTTGTAGAGACCGAAGCCGATATGTGGACAGCCATTGAAAGGGTAATGGAAAACCCATTAGTGCAATTGCTGATAACACCAACGCTCGATATTCATGTTCCATTGTCTTTGCGCCGGCGCACAACCATTACCGGATATGCAGAACTAACCAAGTTCACAACCCTTGTGCGGTCAATGATTCACGAAGGCAACGTCAAACACCACGGCGAAAGCCTGCTGGCTGACCACGTTTCCAGGGCAGTCCTAGTCAAAACACCATCCGGTGCAGTCATTAGTTCCCAGAAATCACCAGGCCCAATAGAACTTTGCCGTGTCATGGTATGGGCAGTGGCCCAAGTTTCTAAACCAAAGCAAAAGACTAAACCTATGATGGTTGTCATTGGTGGCTAAACTGTCGGCGGTATTGCTTTGGGCGTTGTCGGGATGAGCAGAGCAATACCACAATTCTCTAACTGAAAGTGGCATACTTCCATCATGGCTATCTTTAATAATAAAGTCACTAAGGCTGCAATTAGCCCAATGCCTAAAGTGCAAGCCGCAGTGGGGTACTCGCCTGTAGGCACATCATCCAACCCTGTGATGAACTTCTATAACTATCTAGAAGGCCAGCAGCGTAACCAGGCCATGACTTTGGCAACGGTTTCACGTAGTAGGGACTTACTTGCTTCTGTCATTGCTTGTATGCCGTTGAAAATGTATAGCGAAAAGTTTAATAATGAATCTGGCGAAATGGAAGAAACACCATTAGCGCCAAAGGATTGGCTACGCCAGCCAGACCCAAGCAACACATACAATTTCCTTATGGCTTGGACGCTGGACGACCTTCTATTTTATGGCAGGGCTATGTGGGTAATTCTTGAAAGAGATGCCTCTGGCTTTCCTTCAAAATTCCGTCGTTTACCAATGGGCTCAATCACAACACAAGACCAAACAGGGCCAGTGTTCTTTGGGCCGTCAGAGTCCATCATGTTCGCCGGAAACGAAATGGACTATCGAGATATTGTCCAGTTCATTAGCCCTATCCAAGGCATCATCTACAGTTCCACACAGACCATTGCTACAGCCTTGAAGGTAGAAGATAGCCGCTACAACTACGCGAGGTCGTCCATTCCGTCTGGCGTTTTGCGTCAAAACGGAGGCGAACCTTTGTCAGCACAAGAACTTGGCGAGATAGGCGCAGCCTTCAACCAGGCACGTTTGACTAGCCAGACTGCAGTTCTTAACGAGTTCTTGACCTACGAACCAAGCAATGCCACCCCAGACAAAATGCTTATGATTGAGTCTGCACAGTATTCGGCCTTAGATTTGGCACGCCTATGTGGAGTTCCCCCTTACCTTGTAGGCGTTGCCACTGGCTCTTATGCCTACACCAGCAGCGAACAGTCACGCGCTGACCTATACATCTTTGGTGTCAAGCCCTACGCCGACTGCATTGCCGCCACTCTCAGCATGAACAATGTCTTGCCTCGTGGAACTTACGTCAAGTTTGACACTGACAGTTACTTGGAAGAGAACTACGCAGCAGACGCAATGCCTAGCGGCGACGAGACAACTGACGTCTCAGCAATGCAAATAGCCGAAGTAATCCAAAAGGTTTACCTTGGTGTCGGAAAAGTAATAACCTCAGACGAAGCCCGAGCAATTGTAAACCTTGCAGGCGGCGACTTAAATATCCCTAACACCGGCGTGCCATTTGCAATGCCAACCCAAGTGAAAGACCAAACAGCACCATGATTAGATTAACCACCAGCACATTTTCTGTAGATGCAGCAGCCGGCGACGGAGTACCAAAGCGCACCATTACTGGAATTGCATTGCCTTACAACACTGAGGCCATGGTTTCAGGAGGCCAGGTTGTTTCATTCCTGCCAGGGAGTTTGCCAACCACCGGCAAAAAACCAAAACTTTACATGAGCCACGACTCCACTCAGGCCATTGGTATTGTCACCGAGCGCACAGACGACCAAGACGCTATGTACTTCACAGCCAAAGTAAGCACCACAGCCCTTGGCGATGAAGCCCTAATCTTGGCGTCAGACGGCGTTTTGGATTCTGTAAGCGTTGGCGTAAACCCAACTGACTACAGTTTCAACGAAGATGGCGTCATGATTATTAAAGCAGGTGATTGGCTCGAATTGTCACTGGTACCGCAGCCAGCCTTTAGCGGTAGTATCATCACAGATGTTGCAGCGAGTATCCCCACATCAGAGGATGATTTAAGCAATAATACAGAAACGGCACCCGACGAGCCAGAACCCACAGAGTCAGAGGAGACCGAAGTGTCAGAAACCCCAGTTCCAGAAGTAATCGAAGCAGCAGCACCATTGTTTGCAACAGCCAAGCGTGAACCACGTTTGCCAACTGCCGGCGAATTTGTAGCAGCAATGCACAAGGGTGGCGAAGTAGCCGCAGCAGCACAGCGTATCTTTGCTGACTATCGCGCATATCACCGCAATCCAATCGAAGCCGCCGCTGGCGACAACGTCCTGAGTAACGACGCAGGCATCACACCGGTTCCCATTTTGGCCCCCGTTTTCGAGGACATTAACTACATCGCTCCAGTGTTGTCAGCACTCGGAACTCGCGCGATGCCAAACAGTGGTGCAGGTTCAACCTTTATCCGTCCTACCTGGACTACTCACCCGACCGTTGCGCAGCAGACAACAGAACTCACAGCAGTGTCAGCAACCACCGCTGTAATTGCTTCCAATACAGTTACCAAAGTGACGTTCAGTGGCAGTGCTCAATTGTCGTACCAGGTACTTGATTTCACAGACCCCAACGCAATGGACATTATTGTTCGTGACCTTGCAGGCCAGTACCTCACAGCCATTGACAACTACGCAGCAGACAACTTGCTTGCAGCAGCATCTGCTGATGGAGTGTGGGATTTGTCAGTAACTGACTTAATGAAGTCAATCTACGACGCAGCAGTCACAACTTCTGCAGCAACCAACTACCTGCCAACACACATTTTCGTGGACCCAGCAACATGGGGTTTGATGGGACAACTTGTGGATACCACAGGCCGTCCAATCTTCCCAAGCATTGGTGCACCAGGACTTATGGGCATGAACAGCCTTGGCGCAGGCCAGGCAACATCATGGTCAGGTATGAACCCACTTGGTTTGCAAATCGTAGTGGACAACAAGTTTGCCGCAAAGACCATGATTATCATGAACCAGAATGCGTTTGAAATTTACCGTCAAGACCGTGGAATGTTGTCAGTAGAAGTACCTTCAACACTTGGCCGTCAGATGAGCGTGTTCGGGTACGCAGCAACATTCGCTGCAAACTCAAGCATGATTCGCAAAATCACTCAGGCTTAGTCAGAAAGGCGGTAAGCCGCCATGGCTACATACACAGTCACTTTCAAGCAACTGCTAGACAACTATGCAGTGCTACAAACACTGACCAACACAGAGATAGCGGTGGGGCAACCCATCACTATCGCTGGTGTTGCAGTGCCTTTTAACGGCACCTTTACTGTCTATGCACAACCAGAGTTTGAATACATTGGAATAGACACCGAAGGTAATTTGTTATTTGACAATAACAATCCAATACCTAACCAAGTTCTGTTTGCTTGCACAGGTGACAACGTGGAACGTGTGGCCTCAACTGGCGGCACCATGGTTTATAACCAGGTCTGCACATGGATAACCGCTGCACAACTTGAAACCTATTTAGGCGTAGATATTGCAGACCCAAGCGATGACTACACACTGCTCACACAGTCAGTCTCAGCGGCCAACGCTTTCTGCTGGAGGCGACGCCAGGAGTCCGGTTACACCGGCGACGCACTCGGAACCTCACCAGGCGGTGACTGCACCTTGGGCGTCCTAATGTACGGTGCCGCTCTGTGGCGCAGCCGTGGCAGCGTCCAAGACACTTTTGCCACATTCGACGGACTCGGCTCAGCAGGCGTCTCAGCGATGACTCCGATGATTAAGCAACTCTTGGGCATCTCACGCCCCCAGGTGGCGTAGTGGCCTTTACAGACCTTCTCAACGAAGCCCTAGACGATGTGGCAGCCAAGATTGCAACAATCGCAGGCATCAGGGTAGTCACTGACCCAACACGCATCGTTCCTAATTGTGTCTTTGTGGACGCCCCATCCTTTACCACCTTTGCCGGCAATGGCAACATTCTCAACATTACCTTTCCCATTAAGGTGTTGGGCTCTGGCCCTGCAGGTCTGCCAGTCTTGCGTCAGTTGCTAGACATAACAGCCAAAGTCATCTCAAGCAACGTCATTGTAATGAGCGGCCAACCAACGGCCTACCTTATTGGCGGTGCAGAATATCCCTGCTACGACCTAGTAGTATCCATACAAGCACAGACAGCGTAAGGCAGACAATGTACACAATCATTTCCCCAAGAATCGGAACGCCAGGCGACAAGTTTGTGCCAACCGAAAACACCAACATCCAAGCCCTGCTAGACGGTGGCTTTATTAAATCCGACAAAACAGCAACCAAATCTGCTAAAACAGAAGAAACATCTCTAGAGGAGTAATCCACATGGCTACCACCACATATCTTTCCAATCCATCAGTAACAATTAACGCAGTTGATTTGAGCGACCAAGCAACGTCAGCAACATTGACCGTCAAATTTGACGCTTTGGAATCTACTGCTTTCGGTAGTGGTTCTCGTGTGTACACAGCAGGTCTTGGAGACCATGAACTTGCAGTTGAATTGTTTATGTCCTATGCGGCCACAGAGACTTACGCCACCTTGGCAACTCTTGTGGGCACAGCAACCACAGTGGTTGTAAAGCCAACGTCAGCAGCAGTAAGTGCAACTAACCCATCATTTACCCTTACTGGTACATACCTAGAGGCTTTGCCAGTTATTGATGCAACGCTTGGAGAATTGTCAAGCATCTCGCTGACATTCCGCGGCGGTGTTTTCACTACTGCAAATTCATAACAAAACAAACAAAGGAAACCCGACATGAAACTAGAACTTCGTGCTGACTTGGGCGAAGGCCCATTCACAGTAAGCACCAACTTATGGTGTGTTACCCAATGGGAACGCAAGTACAAAACCAAAGCCTCAGAAATGGCTAACGGCATTGGCATTGAGGACTTAGCATTTCTTTGCTGGACTGCTTGTCAAACCCAATCCATTACAGTCCCGATTGTCTTTGACGATTTTATAAAGAAATTAGTGTCATTGGAAATCCAGAGCGAGGACACAGACCGCCCTTTCTCCGAGGCACCTACCGACATTCCCTAGCGGCGGTGCTCATTGCCACAGGGTTCTGGCCACATGAGATAGAGTTCACCAGTGACGACCTCTCGACAGTCATCAAAATGATAAACGAAAGTCGAAAGTAATGCCGGTAGATGTAACTATGGAATTCTCAGGACTCAAAGAGGCCCTGAAAGAAATTAACACCATAGATAAAAAACTACGTCGTCAAATCACTCGCGACTTTAAACAGATTGTGCAGCCAGTTTTAGGCAAAGCAGAGTCTCTACTACCTAACGGCCCACCACTGTCCGGTATGGCTCGCTCATGGAAGGGCAAATCTGGCGCTGACATTATGTCCTGGAACGACGTTCTGGTACGCAAAAACCTTAAAGCGTTTACTAGCGGCAAAAAGATAAAAGATTCTGGACTTGGCTTTAGACAAAACCTTGGCACCTTCGGTATCAGATGGCTTGGGCCACAAGCAACTGCTTTAGATTTCCTTGCCAAGGGCACAATGGGCAATAACTTAACTAACCGCTTTGGCTCACCATCTCGTATTATTTACAAGGCTTATGAATCTTCACAAGCCAAGGTGCAAGCCGACGTTAAAGAACTTGTGAACAAAGTAATGAAAATGACTAACAGTGCAATGAGAATCAAATGAGCGTAATCCTTAACATCGTCTCAGAATTTGACGCTAAGGGACTAAAGCAAGCCCAGTACCAATTTAAGCAACTCGAAAAAACTAGCGACAAAGTTGCATTTGCAATGAAAAAGAGTCTCATTCCTGCTACTGCAGCCTTGACAACTTTAGGCGCTGCCGCTTTTAAAGCCTCCAAAATGGCCAGTGACCTCAACGAAGAGACCAGCAAAGCGAACCAAATCTTTGGTGATGCCAGCCAATCCATTGTAGATTTCAGCAACACAGCATCCACCAAACTTGGCCAATCCAAAACTGAGGCCCTTAAAGCAGCAGGAACTTTTGGTGTTCTTGGTAAAGCAGCAGGATTGACTGGCACTGACCTTACAGAAATGTCTATTAAGTTCAGCCAATTAGCGAGCGACTTGGCTTCATTTAATAACACCAGCCCAGAAGATGCAGTCTTGGCGTTAGGTGCCGGCTTGCGCGGAGAGGCTGAACCTCTAAGGCGCTATGGCGTGTTGCTAGACGACATGACTTTGCGTACTAAAGCAGTAGAACTACAACTAACTAAAACCACTAAAGAGGCATTGACCCCAGCAAATAAAAGCCTTGCCGCTCAAGCAGTCATTCTTGAAAAGACAGCCTTACAACAGGGCAACTTCGCTTTGACCTCTCAAGATGCAGCCAACCAGCAACGTATTTTAACTGCCAGACTAAAAGACGCCCAGACGCAAATTGGTATTCTTTTCCTACCAATCCTTAAAGAGACCACAAAGAAACTAAGCGAGTACGCAGGCGTCTTAATTCAAGTAACGCAGAACACCGACAAAGCACAATCGTCAAGCGAAAAATGGTTTGGCCGCTTAAAATCTGGCCTGGGAATACTTACCCAATTCCTATTCAAAGACAATGCTTTAGTAAAACTGATAAAAGAAGGAGACAAAGCAGTCTCCGAAAGAGCCAAAGCAACCAATCAATTAAGCCAAGTAACTGGACGTGTCACTAACAAACTTAAAGAAAACGCTGCCTTTGAAGGTCTGCTTAAAAAGAACACAGACCTAACGACAACTTCGACAAACAAATCCACAGCCGCCGCAAAGAAAAAAGCCGATGCCTTGGCTAAAGCCAAAGAGGCCGCTGCCAAACTTCAAGCCGAAATTCAAGAACTTGCTGACGCTTTGCGCGAAAGATTAAACGTCAGACTTGCAGATGCTCAAGACAAACTAAAAACTGCACAAGAGGCTTTTGACGCATTTGGCAAAAGTGTTGGGGATGCAGTAACTGGTTCCTTTAACTTTGGTTCCGCACAATCTGAGGCGTCAGGCAATACCGCTGACCTTCAAAGCGCATTAAAGAAACAGTCAGAGGCACAGGACAAAGTCAATGAAGCCTATGACAAATGGAATGCTTTCCAAGACAAAGACAACATGGACGCACTTGTCGAAGCCCAGAAAGATTTGGCTGCAGCAACTCTTGACGTAGCAACAGCGCAAGCCAAACCAATGACATTCTTTGACACGCTAAAAATACAAGCCGACAAGGCTAAAACATTTGGTGAATTAGTTAGCAGACTTATGAGTGAGGGTCTGTCAGAAGAGGCCCTTTCACAAGTGTTGGCTGCTGGCGTAGATGGCGGCACTCTAATTGCTAAAGAAATCCTTGGCTCTGCAGATGGGGTGTTAAAGGCAAACGATTTAACTGCAAGCATGACAAAACTTGCTAAGGATATGGCTGACAAATCAGCAACAAAGTACTACCAAGCAGGTGTAGATTCAGCCACTCAGTTCCTTAAAGGCATTCAAGACACAATTAAAACAGTGGAAACTATTTTGTCTAATCCCAATTTGACTATGGGTGATGTTGCTTTGGCCGGTCTTATTGCTGGAGAAACACCAGCAGCAGCAGCACCAGACTTTAGTGCTATTAATCCGTTTGGCATTGACTTTTCAGGGTTCTCAGTTGGTGGTCTTGGAACACTAATGGCTGCCGGTGGGGTCGTTACTCGCGCCACAACAATTACTGCCGGTGAGGCCGGACCAGAGGCAATAATTCCCCTCAGCAAGATGGAAAGCATGGGCTTTGGCGGCGGCATGAACATCACAGTGCAAGCAGGAATCGTAAGTACTCCTGAGCAGGTGGGGCAGGAAATTATAACTGCAATTCTGAAAAGCCAGAGAAGGTCAGGTGCCGTTTTCGCGCCTGCCAGTGGTGTTGGTTACTAATGCCAGCACCAACAATTCAAGTCCTTGTCGGGTTCCAAAACACAGCAGGGTTTGGCCAAGCCTTCCAACTTGACGATGCCGTCTATGGATTGTTAAACACTGGAACTTTAGGTGGCCTTGAATACGCAAACCTTACAAGCCTAGTTGAGTCAGTAAATATCACCAGAGGCCGCTCACGCCAACTAGACCAATTCAATGCAGGCACAGCGACAGTTACTTTTAATAACTCAAGCCGCATACTTGACCCATTAAACACGTCAAGCATTTTTTATCCCTTTGTTTTGCCACGTTGCCCAATCATCATTCTGGCCAACAGCATCCCTATCTACACAGGACTAATTACAGACTGGAATCTTGACTACGACATTGCCAGCAACGGCGACAGAATGTACGCATCCTGTTCTGATTCTTTTACTGTGTTGGCTAACACAACCCTGACGGCTCACACTGTTACCGCAGAAACTACTAATGCTCGCATAAATACTGTCCTTGATTACACAGAAGTGCAATACCAGGGCGCTCGAAACATTGGCACTGGCTCATCTACCTTGGGGGCATCAGCCTCTTCGAGCAGTTTTAACATTGCCGACGGCACTAACTTGCTGACCTATTTACAACTGGTAAATACCAGCGAGCAGGGATATTTGTATGTTGCTGCTGACGGCACCCTAACCTTCAAGGGTAGGTCTAGTGTTTTAAACCCTGTGTCAGGGGCCACATTTAGTTACACAGGGTCAATTTCATATCAGACTTTGCTCAATTCCTATGGCGACGAATTGCTTTATAACTACATAGTCACCCAAAGCCCTGCCGGAGTTCAGCAAGTTGCCAACGACACGACCAGCATTGCTCAATACCAATCGCAAAGCCTTAACCTGACCAACCTGCTTAACAGCACAGTGGCTGAAGTGGCTGGCCTTGGCAATTACCTATTAGGCAAATATAAAAACCCAGTGCTGAGGTTTACCAATGTCTCAACACAAATGGCCGCTCTGTCAGAAGCCAATCAAAACATCTGTTTTAACCTTGACTTGACCAGTATTGCCACGGTCGTTAAGAACTTTACAACGGGCACTCCGGCCACAGAATCCCAGACCCTAATTGTGTCGGGAATTAGCCACAACATAACTCCTGGCTCACATATTTACAGTCTGCAATTTGAGTCCACAGACGGAAATCAGTATCTCACACTCGATGACAACATTTTCGGTACTCTTAGTACTACTAATCTTTTAAGTTTCTAAAGGAGACACAAAATGACAGTTAGCACCCCAACAACGTCTGGTCAGATTCTGACTTCGGCGTATTTGAATAACAACATAAACAGCGGATTGACATATATCAGCACCACAACTATTGGCTCTGGGGTTTCTACCGCTTCAGTCGCTGGTGCTTTTTCTTCCACTTATGACAATTACAGAATTATTATTCAAAACGTTACAGCGTCAAATGCCCACACAAGTTTCAACTTTCGACTTGGTTCAAGCACTGTCCGAACAGATTATATTTGGGGCAGCACCGTAATTCAAATGTCCACAGGCGCACTTACAGCAGAATCGGCAAACGGAACAGCAGCAGGGTTACGAATTGGTTACACCAATACAGTCCCTGTCAATTACAGTTTTGACCTGTTAAGTCCTTTTTTGGCAAACAGGGCAGAGTATTCCTCAGGGTGGGCAAATGGTGTTTACGTTGGTCATGCCTCAGGAATTGACAACACCGCAACCTCATACACCGACATCACAGTTTTGCCAAGTTCAGGGACAATCACAGGCGGAACAATAACCATCTACGGATACCGCAAGGCATAACCAATGAGCAACACAGAAAAACCAATCGGCACATTTCACAATCTTGAAACTGACGAAACAATTACACGGGAATTAACACCCGAAGAAATTGCTGGACTACCAAACGAGCCTTTACAACATGAAGAATAGCCTCATTCTATTGGTTATTTGCGCATCGCTTACCGCTTGCGCAGACCGTGAACGCCTTAACTGCCCACCAACCAAAAACAAAGCACTTTCGAGCGTTACTAACACCATCTCAGCCGACACAACCACAGCCCCCCGATACGCAACAGGAGCAAAATGCCGATGAAACCAGACAACAGACACAGCAATGAGGAAATCAAAGCCCGAATAGTGATGATTGTGGCCATTGGCCTGACGCTTTCATTTGTAGGTTCAGTGTTTACAATCCTCTACGGCCTGCTATTTGTGACTCAGCCTGAGAAGATGGCTGAACTAGACGCCGCTCAAATATCAGTGCTTTCATCTATGTTGCTTACATTGTCCGGTGGCCTAATTGGCCTACTGGCAGGCAATGGCCTTAAAGACAAACCGAAAGACCCACAATGAAAACCACCGTTTACACAGTCGGCGCTGTTACACCAGTGCTAATTCACAGCACCAGTTTCGGCAGCCAAACCATCTACATCCAAGCCACCACAAACGATGTTCACATCGGTGGTTCTAATGTGTCAGCCACCGACGGACTAGACGAACCTAAAAACGGATTTCAACAGATATTTATGGATGAACAAGAAACCCTTTACGCCATTGCCAGCACAGGAACGGCGACAGTCAAAGTGCTATCCCCATCTAACTCATGAGTGTGCCCAAGGTGTACCCATACAAAAAAATGGTTCTACCTGCTGAGGTTGCCAAAGTAGGCAACGGCAACTTGACGCCTGCAATGCTAAAAAAAGTTAAAACAGGTGGGCAAATGTGGACAGGGGCAGCCGCAGCGTTTAATAAACTTTACACCGATTGCTTTACTGCTGGTTTTAAGTTGCGCAATGTTGGCGATTACCGCCCTTTTGATGAACAGTTAGCCATGTTCATTGACCGTTACGCACTTAAAGACTCAGGCCGTAAGCCACAAGTAACGCGCAAATACCAAGACAAACTGTGGTACCTAAAAAAGGGCAAATCGCCTAGTGGTGTTCCTGGCACTTCTAACCATGGTTTTGGTCTGGCCATTGACGTTGGGTATGAAAAAGATGGTGCCCTTGTTTCTATGGGTGGCAAATGCTTCGATTGGATGTGTGCCAACGCTCCCAAGTATGGTTTTTATTTGCAAGGCTCAGACCCTAAGTCGCCTGAGTTTGAGGCATGGCACTGGCAATATGTGTGTGGCGATAAGCCACCTGTACTGCCGTAAAGGACTCCCAGCCACTGTTTGAGCGGTGCTGGGGCTAGGTGGGGGACAGTAGTTTGTTTCCATTGGCGAAATCCCCCACCGACTTCTCAAATTGTGTATAGTGATTCATAGCCACTCAAAGGGCTTTAACAAAGGAAACACAAAATGTCACGCATGAAGGATTACCTCTTAGAGGATTTACCACTGTTCAGGGCCACAGACCCAGATACATCACGCCAAATAAAGCCCATTAGGATTAACAGCCACCGCGGCATCCTCCTGGCTATCTACGCCGGCAACATAAGCGGCCTAACAGACGAAGAGGCAGCAGAAATAGCAGCATCACGAGGCCACGTTATAAACGGCTACTGGAAGCGCTGTGCAGATTTACGCAACCAAGGACTAATACACGATTTAGGCGTCCGTAAGACCCTCTCAACGGGCTCTCAGGGCATGGTATGTGCCGTCACGCGCTTTGGTCTTGACATTGCGACCGGCTGCTATGACTGACACACAGTTTATATACAGTTTCATAATGGGCTGGGTCTCCTGCTGGCTATGGCTTAAAATGATGGCCAACAGACCATGATTCCCACATGGGGGTACCGCCAGTTAGTCTCAAAGGACAAGTTATTGCTCGTCCAAATCTTCACGGATTTGGAAACAGGGGAACACCTGAGAACTACCGTCTCGCAACGTGCGTGGCCGTTCTTAGATTGG